ATGATGCAATTTAAAAACAAAGTGAAAATCTTAGGTGCTAAGGCTGTTGATTTTAAAACTGACGATGGTCGTCATTATGACCATGTAGCTTTGTACTGTGAGGTTCCACTTGATCAATCGCAAGGTAATGCGGTTGGTAATGCATGTGAGGTTTTTAACTGGCAAGACCGAACAAATCTAGTGTTGCTTAAGCAACATAAATTTCCGTTAGAAGCTGATATCACATTTGAAATGGTTACTTCAGGAAAATCTATGAAGTATGTCGTTAAACAAGTTGAGTTGCCAAAGGTAATTTAATGATTGATGTCTTAGACGAGGATGGTGCAAGTAATATTGCACATCCTGAAATCTTCGGAAAACCTAAATAAAGCTATACATTACACATAGTTATTTTTACCGCTTCGTATAATGTATAATATGTTAAAAATCAATAACTTATGTGTAATTTAACTATGACATAATTTGTTTATACATGCAAGAAGTGCGGTAAAAAGTTTACAAAACATTCTGATTACTGCATCCATTTTTACAAGTGTAAATAACAGATACCACTGGCTTTTGGGGGCGTGGTTTAAAAGCGCAAGCCAGTGGCTCTAATTGGGGATTTTAGAAATGGACATGGTCTGTAAGCAATTATCGTCACCTGATGCTAATGGGGTGCAGTCATGTCTTCAATGGGGTCAAGCTGACCTTTATTTACCACCATTAAGCTACGCCGAAGCTACAACAATTGGGGGCGCTTTTTGGTTATGTCTGGCAGTCGTATGGAGTTTGAAAACTATACGAGTGCAAATTTTTGAAAAGTAAGGAGTTCAATCATGAACACTAAAAAACAAGTAATGCTTCAACGTTTTAAACAAGCTGCTGTAGTTGCTACGGCTGCGGGGGTAACTGTTGCATCGAATGCTGCTATTGATGTAACTGAAATTACTGGGGAGTTGTCTGGTGCTCAGGTTGCGGGTGCTACTGTAGCTGCTGCTGCAATTTTGATTCCGCTAGGTATCAAAGTATTTAAATACATCCGTTCTGCATTCTAAGAACCAGTGTATTACATGCGAGCCACCGTAAACGCGCGAGGGCTCGCAGTCGCGTTTACGGGGTGAAGCATGGGTGATATTGGGGCGTACATATGGCTATTAATGATGATTTATATTGGTATAAAAATGTTTTAAGAAGAACAATTTCAACAACAATCCGCTTTTACTTATCTCTCTCAATTATCCTTTCACCAATAATTCTAATGACTGAAGCTAACGCCACCGATGATGGTGATTGGGGGCTTCAACGTGAAATAAAGCTTCAGCAAAACCGTGAAGATTATGCAAGACGTGTTTATGGTCGATCTGCAAGATCATTTACTGAAACTGATCCAGTAACTGCGAAAACAAGAACAGTTACTAGAATTGCTATTGCAGAAGCATCGCCTACAGCTTCAAAAGTGGGTGCATCTATGTTTAAGCGTGTTGCATTCTATGCAAAGAATCCAGGCGTTCAAATGATTGGTGTTATGGCTGCGACTCAGCTTATTGAAGCAATTGGTTGGGTTATGGAAGATGGTGCATATGTAAAGAAAAAACCTGCTGACCCAGACAAAGACCCGACTTTACCACGTGCATGGCATTGGACAAATATTGGTTATTATTCGACTACTACCGCAGCTGCTGCTGCATATATGGCTTATCACAATTCAACTGCTGCCTCATCAAAACAGGCACGTTCTTACCAAATAAAAGATACTATTAACGCTGATTATAAAACAGTTTATCTTTTTGATTCTTCTGGCGCTTTAGTCGGAAACGTTACTATTCAGTATGTTGTAAATCCAGATTATGATCCAAATGGAGAACCACCCCAAGATCAAACAATTCCTTTAACACCTGAGTTATTAGGGGCTGCAATGATGGGTGAAGGCTATAACGATCCCGTAAAACCAGAACATTATAATCCTATTGCTAATACTGGTCTTATGAATAGCTCTGTAGCTGATAGCTATCAACACTCAGGTAATGGTGTTGGTGATGATTTAGCTAATGAGATGGACCAGAAATTAAAGAACGCTCCACAAACACCTAATAATCAACCTGCTCCTTATGGTTCGCCTCAATATACTAATCCACCTTCAGAATCTGCACCTAATGCTAATGATCGCACATGGGATGAAGATGGTGGCAATGCTGATGGTAAAACCGAGCCAATTAAAGACCCTCAAGGCAATCCTACTGGTGGACAGTCTATTTCTATCGAATTTCCAGTATTTTGTGAATGGGCTTTTACGGTCTGTAAATGGTATGACGATTGGAAAAAAACAGATGAATGGATGAAAGAAGACCCTGAACAAAAAGACCCTGAAAAAGTTGAATTTGATGAAGATGCTTCTGCAGGTAAGGTAACACTTACAGGTTCAGATGTTTGTCCACAAGATTCTGTTCAATTCACTTTAATGGGTCAGACGTATACCATCGAATTACCTTATCAACCTGTTTGTGATGCTCTTACTTTCTTTAAGCCTGCTGTGTTGGCTGTTGGTGCTATTACTTCAGCTTTTATCGTTGCGGGTATTAATGTTAAGGGAGAGGATTAACTATGAGTTTAGCTAGTCTTCTTTCTAAAGTATCAGAAACAATTCTATCTAGTGCCGTCTCAAAATTACTTAAAGGCGCTGGACTTTCTTTATTTACATACGGTGCAACACAAGGAGCATTTTCCTTAGCTGTAAGCACTATTCAAAGTTATTGGGGCACATTGGGCAACGTATTGTATGTTGTTGGTCTAAGTGGATTTGATCAAGCTATCAGTATGGTTTTATCTGCTATTGCCTTACGTGTTGCATTATCAAGTATGCAAGTTGGGGTACGAAAAAGTGATTAATTTAGTATGTGGTCAACCACGTAATGGCAAATCTCAATTTATGGTGAAAACCATATTAGATATGCTTGAAGAAAATAAAAAATTAGAAGAACAAGGTAAACCGGCAAGACAAATTTATTGCGATATTGATGGCTTGAGGATACCTGAAGTTGAACCTGCTCCAGACGATTGGCGTGATACTCCGGATGGTTCAATTATTATTTATGATGAAGTACATATGCGTAAAGCATATGAGTATAAGGGTAACCAATACTCTCAAGATCAGATGATTAAGGACCTTACAATTCATGGTCATTTTAACAAGGATATTTGGTTAATTACTCAGGACCCTGCGCGAATTGAGAAAGGTATTCATAAGCTGATTGATAAGATGTACTTCATAAAGCGTCCTAGTTCTAAACCGCCTTATACAAATGTTTTTGTATTTGATAAGTGGTTATCTAGTCCTGAACCTGCTGCAAATCGTAATGCTAAACATAAGAAGTATTTCGATCATTATCGCTTTCATTTTAAAGACGAATACCAAAAGCTTTATCATTCTGCCTCTGACCATTCCAGTATCAAATTTAAGTTACCAAAACAGTTATTTATCTATGTATCAATTATTTTAGGAATAGTTGGTTTTGTAGTGTTTGGTTTAATGAATACTAAATCTTTTAACCCGCAAAGATTTGAGGATAAACAAAGTGTATCAGATACCAAAAAAGATAGTAAAACGGATGGTCAAACGGCTAATCAGAAGACTGACGAACAGAATCTTTTATTAGATCAGCAGTGTTCTAAACAGTATGGATTAACTATTGAGCAATGTGCAGACCTACGCGATCCGACAAAAAGAAATGCTGAATTATTGGCAAAAGAAAAGAATGATATGCAAAGTATTGTGCTTCAATACAACCCTAATAAGCCTTATGATATTGATGCTAGTCAAGTCAGTTATGAGATTACGTCAAAGCCTGTGTTTAGTGGTTGTATGAAGCAGAATGGACGTTATGTAGCATATACCCAGCAAGGTACAATTTTGCATGATGTGTCTCAATCAGATTGCAGACGACTCTTAAAACATGCAGGTGATCGACCTTTTAATTATTTTGCTCAACCACGTAATGAACCTATGAATACAGAAGCTTTGAGAAAGGATTCTGTTGAGCAGATTCCACAACGTCAACAACCGATTCAATATGCTGAAAACTATATACAGCGTGGCTTAGAGAGAGACCCTAATTGGGATTTATAACGATTTGAAATCATTCCCTTTGACTACAAAAAACCGTCTATTTGTTGTGACGTATAATTAACAGAGAAGTGTCTTCAGGGGAATTGAGACACATCGTGTAAACTATTAAATCTTGTATAATTTTTGAGTGTCTCAAGGCGTAGTCTAGACACTTTGACGGGGGATATATGACAAAACAAGTTTTTGAATATTTGGAAGAAAAAGCAAGCCAAGTGATAGATACTTCTTTATTACCTTTGGATTGTTTAAAAAACCTAAATGAGTTATCTGGTGCAGTTGATGTTTTAGTGAAATGTGGTTACTTAACTGATAAAGAAAGTATTAATAAGGCGTTTGATATTTTAGAGCAAGTAACCACCTTTGCAGATAATTCTTTACCTAAAAATTAATGACTGAAAGTTCGCATAATGTATATTATGTTAAATAAAAGATTTAAAAACCTACCGTATATAAGGCTTTGCTACTCTCCATATATTAGTAAGTCACTTGATTTTCACTGTGACCATAGTTTGGCTAAGTGTTCTAAGCATACCTAACAAATATCAGTGCCTTACACAATGCTGTTTACTGCCATTGTATAAGGCTTTATCAACCCTTCTTAAAACCAATATCCAAATTTCAAACCATACGCAATTGCATGGTTATTTTTGAAATTTGCCTGTTCTGCGTATGGCTTGATTCCCTCTATTGGCAAGTAATAAGTCCCATCTTCAGTTTTAGTATCACCTAGCCAAAAATATTTTAAGCTACCAGTTATAAAGTAGTTTTTAGCTGGGTTAAACTGGACGCCTAAACCAAGTGACCATGAACCTTTTATGGGTCCCATCGTTGATGCAGGATTACCTGTACCTGAATCCCAACTTACATCTGTTGAAGTACTCCATTTTTCTGTAAATTGGTGTGCAATTCCTAAAGTTGCACTATATTGATCGTTTTGGTAAGAATCGAGCTTGAATCCTTGAATATATTCGCCATTGGTTAATTCTTTCATTAAAATTTCAGAAAGAGCTCCATATTGTGGAGGACGAGTTTCAAACTCTTTCCAATTCACCCATCTTAAATTCATATAAACAAGTGATTTTTCAGAAATACCTGTTTGAAAATCAATATTTAATGATGCTGGAGTCTCTAATTGGGTTTTCTCATTTTCAACAAGTTTTAATGGTTCACCAAAAATATCTTCTTCCACTTGAAATTGATATTTGATTTTAGAGCGATATGTAATTGCTGCTTTTAATGCTATATCAGGTAGTTGATAGCTCCCTCCCAACAACCAACCAACTTCACCTTGTTGTTTAAACTTAGCATTATAGCCATTAAAAGCCTGAGTATAGGCATTACCTCTAAGCGCTACATTTGCTTTTACAGTTTGATAAACAGGTCCACCATAAATTTGAAAATGCTGATATGGAGAATATCCGAATAATAAACTTAAATTTTGAGTGTCGGCTTTTACGAACGTACCTTGATGGCTAACATCATTATCAAAGTAACTATTATTAGAACGTGCCGGATATTTAATGTCAGCACTAAAAGGCTGATCGTATAACATACCAAAACTTAATTGATCTGTGAGTTGTAACTTTAGAGCAGCTGTATAGAACTGCGTACTTTCTGCAATATCACCTGTATCACGACTTTGATGATCTCGTACAAGATCGGCTCTATCGTTGACTATGCCAGAAACAGATGAATCAACTGCAAAAAAATTTGCTTCTGCATAATTCCCATTTTCAAGAAATGGCAAAATAGATTGACCTGATTGTTCAAGAGCGGAAGCGTGACCAATGTTACTCACAAATACGGCAAGCATTCCTATTAAAATCGGATTTGTCCTATTAGTTGACATTCCATTCATACCTATATCCTTTTTCGTTGTTATTTCCCTAAATCCTTAGGATAGTTTTTTATTTTTAGAGCCATATTTCACAACATGGCTCTAAAATTCTTTACATCTATCTTTGTAATAAACTCAAACCGAAAATACCTAACCAAACTACTTGCACTGGTAATAAGAACAGTTCAAGGAATAAAGCCACTTGAGAAAAGCCTGAGAAAAGAAGCACAGCAAATCCAACATATCCCAAACCAACCAAAACCAATGGGAAACCTAATGCGGATTTGTTTTTTCTCAGAAGTAGTCCGTTGACTATTGCCCAAAAACCGATGGTCGGTCCTTCCATTGGCCATAAGCCATTTTGCGAGCCTTGCGAAATGGTTGCCCACACAGTGCCTGCCGCCTGTTTAGCCATTTCGTTCCCAGACATATATGTTTCGGCAAGTGGTCCTAACACAGAGGCCTGTAAAACAGCTCCTGCTATGCCTAACATGGTTGAAATCACAAGAAATAAAATAGCGATATCGGACAACAATCCTCCTGAAGAGCGCAACTTTCGCCACAGATATACGCCCACAGCTAGAAAAGGAAGATAAAACCCAAAACAGTCAGAAATCATTGAAGTTCTGAAAAGGGCTTGGTCTTTTGCCGACAAAGTTAATGCAAATTCAGGTTTAAATATTTGATGTAAATCAAACCCTGTAACTGCAAGAAAACAAAACAAGCAAGTGGCAGCCATTACCATACCGATTAATGCAACCCACGCTGTAAATACGTGTCCATCATCATATTGTTTAATCGAGTCCAA